TGTGCGGCCACCCATTCTGCCCTGGTTGCTGCCGCATCTGCACTCACTGCACTTTCTGTGGCGGAGTCTCTGGCAGTATCTGCCCGATCCGCTGCCGCGTTGACAGCTTCAATGGTCTCATGGAAGAGTGTGGTCTCTTCCGGTGTATCGAATGCTTCTGGCTTCTGCCGTTCTTTCACTCGCATCTTTATTTTCCGGATGGTCTCCCCGGATTCCACACTGGATAGATAGACATAGGCTAGTATGTCCTCCGACTGCTCGAGCAGAGAGTCTGGAATGGTTACGTTGGTGACTCCGTCTTTGGTGGTGCCGATTCTGGTTATGGAACCCTCCTGGTCGTCGATGGAGAAATGGATTTCCACCGCCGGCGGAAGGGATGATCCTTGGATGCTCAGCACTTGTCCATAATCCCATTGCCAGAGTCCGTGGACGTATATGGTGGACTCGGTTGTAAAATTTGCTATTACCATAATTCTTCCTTTCTACGTTGTAAAATCGTCTACCGTGTAGGTAATCCGGATGTTTCCGCTGGTGGTCTTGTCGAAGTATACGTTAAAATATCCGGAATTGGTGTTGTAGCAAGTAGCTATCACTTTGGCGTTGTTTGCGTATACGTCGCCGTTCATCGCCTGGATGTATACCTTTGTGGATATCTCTGTTTTTGTATAGCTTGTTCCTAATATCGTGTTGACTTCCGTATAGGACAGTAGCTGCATCATGTTGTTTTCTGGTGTAATATTTCTTATAACCGCTCTGCCAACATGTTTACTACCATCTTTTCCCTTGATTAGTATCCACGTATACAATGTGGGGTCGCTGATATCAGGAGTTTTGACTACCCGGTTCACTGCCGTTCCAAGATACTTTTTGTTGGTCGGATCTAATGATATCCCAGAGCCTATTTTATCGTCCGCATACGCAACCCAAGTATAAAAATTCCTGTTTTTAGCAAGATTTGAAAATTGGTTTGCTAATTCCTCCACCTTCTGCGAAATACCACTGTCCTTAATGAGATAGTCACCAAGAGTTGCCTTCGCCGTTTCGTTTACGATCGATGTTTCTAATTTCAGTATTCTAGCTGATAAGTATAATTTACCGGTTTCATCTACGACATCAACGGTATCTCCGACGGCTACTCCCTTTGGCAATTCTGAAATATCGATTTCATAATTAACCTCCATATCGCAGATTTTCTTCAGTTCAGTAAGTGCTCGTTTGCACAATTCAGACTGCGAGGTGGTGTCGTAGGTGAATGTCTTCACAATATGACCAACGTCCGTACCAGTTTCAGAAAGATACCTACTCCATTTTGAAAGGGCCTTTCTGCTTTTTAACATAGAACCACTGACGTAAAAATCGCCATCGTCATATGTATAGCCGGATAACGTGATAGGACCTTCGTCTTCCTCAGCTTCCCCGGTTTCGTCTCTTTCGGGAGTTCCACCAGTAACCTCGAGCGCGGTGGCTAAGTTTGCCACTGACTTTTTAATGATTAAATTGTCAAGCTCCCGGTTCAATGTCAACTTGGTTCCTGACGATTTACCACGTTTCTTGTGGATGTTAATATACTTGTGTGTGACCGTCAGGTTTTTAATCTCGAAGCTGAATGAGATATTAGCGTTATCAAACTCTGTAGCCACGCTCAATAGTCTCGAAGTGGCAGTCGCTTCACCAGTCCATTTTAGAGTTCTGGTCAAATCGCTGATCTCATTTACGCCAATCTCAAACCCGCTGTCGTACGTGAATTTCTCTATGTAATAAGCAACTCCATATGCTTGATCCGCTTCATACGATCCACATATCTCGTTTAACAGATCCATACCGGCATCTTCGGCATAGATTGAAATCTCGCTTTTATCCACGTCCATGTCGGAATCAATGATTGTATAGAATTCTGCTTCAATTCCATTGTGTCGCAAAATATAATTTCCGGCATTGGTCATAGTCTCTGCTTTTTTTCTACCGTCTTTGGTAAATGGTAGAGTGAATTCAAATATCACTACCCCTGCATCGACCTCTTCGGTCTTAATGTCATCTATTACGTACAGACCGTTTGTGTTACCAGTTGCTGCTTGACCGAGTATGTTCATTCTTCGATCAGCAAAATATATGATCATAAGAACACCTCTCTGTATTTCAGTTTATAATCTGGCGGTTGATTTACCCACCCTGAATTTACACATTTAATCTGGTTTAATCCTGGGCGGAGTAAAAAGTCTTCCCATTGATTCCCGATTGCACCGAGTGATGGAGCGGGCATCCCATTGTTCTTCACGTCGCCGTTTCCGCAGTCTACCGAAAGCACGTTTCCGTTTGCAAATTTATTAGATACATCTTTCCAAATATCTGCATTCATTTTGTAGAAATTAAATGTGTTAATCCCCAGATATTTCAGGAATTGTGTACCACTTCGATCTCCCCATTGTTTGATACTTATTTGAATTTTTGCACACGACATGCTCTTCACTTCTGGTATCGTAAATTCAGGATGTTCTCCTTGATAGAAGAAGGTGAGTTTACTTCCCTCTTTCTTCAAGTCACAATGTCCCCAATCCCAGAACCAAGGATTTTGGTCTTGCAGATGACTTGCGAGGTAGGAATATGTCTTTAATATTTTTCCGTTTGCCCATAACTCATAATATCCGGTGTTTCCAGAACTATCTGTTTTATAAAAGTTCACCGCAGCTATCATCTTATTATCCGATGTCAGCCAGCTGATACTCATCTCTCCTGTTTGTCCCATCTCGTTTGCGTATAACAGCAAATGGAAATAAGTATAGAAGTTTTTGCAACTTGTACTACCAGAAGAATCTGCAGGGACAGTCACGGTCCTAAGACCGCCGTTTGCATTCCCGATAGCATCGCCCTTTGTACCAAATTTAAGGAATTTCGTATCGTACCATGTTGCTGTAGTCAACGTTCCCTTCACACCGTAACTCGGATGCATAACGTCAGTCCCCGTTTTGTCATCTGCAGCATTAATAAAGTTATTTAACGTCAGAAGTAATTCATTACCCTTGTGAGTTTCCCCATCCACTTCATCTGGATTCCCAAACTGTAAAATATGGGAATCGCTGTCTACATAAGCGACGAAACCATTATCACCTTTCATCGTAGCTTCTAATACCGGATAAGCTTCTTTTGTTCCTTTATAATCCACTAAAAATGTCGAACCATTGTCGAGTGTTGGAGTTACCACATGCTCTTCAACCGAATACTTATACGGAACGCTGCAATGTATCGTATATTTTCCTTGATAAGTGAGAACGTCAGAGCTACCGCTATCAAATTGTGCAAACGATATGTCTGAGACTGTTCCTACGATATATACATCATCTTCATCACTGAATATAAACTTGGAGTTTGCGTTACTTAATAATCTTTTTGCTTGATTTAGATTTGTGTAACACTCAGCCTTTGTATTCGCTGTGATGTGGAATACAACTTCAATCTCTTTTGTCTTCTGACGCTTACTTCTGTATTTTGCTCCGTCTGTATAACCTGCTGTTGCCTCATTTATGTCAGTTGTCACATTGTTTCTTCCGGACACAGAGGAGGTTCTGTATCCATATATGACATTTTCCAGATATTCACCATTGACGCTAACGCCACATTGTGGAACGCCTAAACTTTTAAAATATGATTCTATGTCCATTAAACAGTCCCTCCTTTCCGCAATTTATTTCTATTCATTCTATCTAATGTTGGTTGCATGAATGGTGCGGATGCCCTAGCTATCTCCCTGCCTTCCAGATTGACTGGAATTTCTATTACATATGTGGCATCTGAAGGAGCATCTGCTGGTGTATCAAATTTACTAAGTGCCGAATTTAACACGTCACCAATCGTATCGGCCATGTTTGTTTGCTTGGGGGCAATGTTACTACTTACGGTCATAGTCGACGCACTGTCTCTAAATAACCCATCAATCGCTCCAAACCCATTTTGAACATCGGTCAGGTCTAGTACCGGACGTATCGTTGGTTGAGCGTCCATGTCTATGTTAGCGATGTCCGGAATGTTAGTAAGCGCGTTGGAAATACTATCTACAGCATTTTCTCCCATGGACTTTCCGGAATTGTATACCGCTTTGCCCATCTGTTCCATACCGATAACCAAGCCTTCACCTAACCACACGCCAGCTTTTTTGGTAAGCTTGGATGGTGATTTAGATTGTTGTCCGTCATTCTCTCCTTTTACAGCCGCTTGACCTAGGCTAAAACCTGCATTATATGCTGCAGTTTCTTGAGCGGCTATACCTGAAGTCAGTCCTTGTCCTAAATATGTTCCGGCAGACTGAAATGATGTATAGTATCCATTAATCGCGGAAACACAACTATCTAATGTAGAGGATATAGAAGATACAATCCCAACGCCTCCACTGTCAATACCGGATGCAAAACTTGTCATCAAAGTCATTCCAGCTGTGTTAAACGTGCTCTCGCGACTTGTTATCTCTGTTATCACGTTAACCATGAGAGAGGTCATGTACGGTAAAATTGGAATCGCACCTGACATGATTCCAGACTGTAGCCCCATGGTCAGTGAGCTACCAGCTGTTGTGAAGTTTCCTATTTGTGAATTAACCGCACTTATTCCAGAACTAAGCATCGACGAAATAGCAGCCGACACTCTCACACCAGCCTCAGAAAATGCATTCACAAAACCGTCAACACTAGTTTGTCCAAGAGTATTTACCGCCTGCACAAAGCCACTAACTCCATCAAAATTTACGCTGGACACATTGTTAATAACATCGACTAACTGTCCGGCACCATATGCAGAAACAGCTATGGCTCCAACGTCTAACCCAGCAACAGAATCGGCATATTGCTTAAGACTTGTTCCAAAAGGAACTAATTGAGAGCTTAATGTTCCAAGATTTCCTTCTCCACTAAACAGACTGACGAAACCTCCGCTATTTTGAATTCCATTAGCCAAATCTGACAATGCATTTGCGGCTGTTACCGAACTTTCTATTGCTGAAACATCCAAACCAGATACAGCACTTGCGTAATCCTTCATCGCTTTACCAAATGGTACTAATTGATCTGCAAATCCAGATAAGGTGTTATCGCCTGTGAACAGACTTACAAATCCACCGCTATTCTGGAGATTGTTCGCGAGTTCGGATAGAGCTTTAGCTCCGCTTGCTGACGCAGCAATAGATTCACTGGATATTCCAGCTACTGCATCCGAATATTCTTTCATTGCTTTACCAAAAGGTACTAACTGCGTAGCGAATGTCGATAAACTATTGTCACCAACAAACAGACTCACTAGTCCTCCCGTGTTTGGTAAATTATTTGCCAGTTCTGAAAGTGTTTTAGCCGCGTTGGCAGATGCCTCGACAGCAGATGAATTTAATCCTGATATACTATCTCCGTAAGCTTTCATGCCATAGCCAAATGGTACTAATTGCTGTCCAAATGTGGATAGACTGTTGTCGCCTGTAAATAAGCTGAACAGCCCTCCAATACCTGGAAGGTTACTTGCTAATTCTGATAAGACTTTTCCAGCATTGGCTGAAGCTTCCACCGCCGCTGAATCCAGCCCTGATATACTATCTCCGTAAGCTTTCATGCCATAGCCAAATGGTACTAATTGCTGTCCAAATGTGGATAGACTGTTGTCGCCTGTAAATAGACTGGCTAAGCCGCCTACTGCCGGTATATTATTTGCTAATTCTGCGAGTACTTTGGCCGCGTTGGCTGATGCCTCAACAGCTGATGCATCCATCCCAGATATGCTGTCGCCATACTCTTTCATAGACTTTCCAAAAGGTACCAGTTGATACCCAAAAGTTGCCAGGGTATTATCTCCGGAAAACAGACTGACTAATCCACCCGAATTTGGCAGATTGTCTGCTAATTCTGCGAGTGCTTGCGCTGCCGTGGTTGAACTGATTACCGCATCTGATTTCAAACCAGAAATGGAATCTCCGTATTCCTTCATTGCTTTTCCAAACGGAATCAATTGCTCTGCAAAAGTGGATAATTTATTGTCGCCAGCAAACAAGCTAGCTAATCCGCCGCTATTCGGGAGGGATTCGGCTAATTCTGATAAAGCTTTACCAGCGGTTGATGAACTTGTTATGGCATCCGTTTTCAATCCAGATACACTATCGCCATATTCTTTCATGGCTTTACCAAACGGCACTAATTGTCTTGCGAAATCTCCAATATCATTTTCGCCTACAATCTTGCCAATAAGACCTCCACTGTTTGGAAGGTTATCGGCAAGCTCCGCTAGTGCTTTTGCTGCAGTAGCTGAATTTGTTATTGCTTCTGGTTTTATGTCTGCGACAGCATCGCCGTACTCTTTCATCGCTTTACCAAACGGCACCAATTGTCTTGCGAAATCTGACATGGAATTACCGCCGGTAACGAAAGAAGCTATGCCGTGTAATAAATCAGCAGCCGTCAATGCAAGAATTGCTTTAGATAAAGAAGTTATTCCGTCCAGCACAGACGAATCAATCCCCTTTGCTCCGTCTATAAATGGTTGTATATTTTGCATAAACGCTGATAGATTATTTGCAACGTCAGGCAACGAACTTGTCATTCCGCTTGCAACTCCACCAGCTATACCCCCGATGAATTGACCAATGGCCGTTCCTATTTTTTGTAGTAGATCCCCGCCTTCACCTATTAACCATCCTAATCCGGGTATTTGTGCCAAAGCTCCAATAGCCGCCAATACAATGGCCATCTCAGCTATCACTGCACCTACCCCAAGTAGACCAAGCATTGCTCCTGGAACTAACGCAACAACGCCAGCAAGCGCATACATTAATGCTGTAGTTATTCCAACAGCCAATACGCCTTTCAGTAAGTTAGTCGTATCTATTCCGCTTAATGCATCACTGATACCCTCAAAGAAATTTCCAATCATATTCACAGCTGCCTTAATTAATTCTGGTAAGTGGTCGGCAATGCTATTCATTACGTTTGTAAGTAACGTCATTAACATCGATACAATTTGAGGTTCATATTTCAGCATGGCCGATAGAACTTCTAATATTACGCCCAATACGGTATTGGCTATCGTTGGCGCACAAGTTGCAATGGCGTCACAAAAAGCTATGATTGCGTTGCTTATTTTTCCTACGATCGTTGGAATGAGATCAAGAATTCCAGAAATAATAATATTAATAGATGTCACAAGCGCTATAGCCGCCGCTGTTCCGGCTGCTGCAATAGACGTCAAACCTATTCCGATTAGTGTAAGTCCTGCGCCTATTCCAACCATGGATAAGCCAAATAATGCAAATGCCCCTGCCAGTCCCAATAATACAGGAACTAATGGGGTAAGTACGAAACCAGCTACTCCAATTACCGTAAAGGCTCCAGCTAAAGTTACTAAGCTTTTAACAATACTTTCCACGCTCATTGAGCCAAGTGTTTTTAAAACTGGTGTAAGTATCGCCAATGCTCCGGCAGCCACTAGTAGTGCAGCTGATCCAGCGAGTGTGCCATTCATGAACTGCAGTCCTATTGCTAGTTCAGCTAATGCTCCGCCCATCGCTAACAGGCCTTTTCCTATATCTGGTAGACTCATACTGCCTAGAGATTTTAGGGCTGGAACCAATATTGCAATGGCGGCAGACATTAACAACATCTGTCCACCAAATTTTGTTATCGACGCGCTTGAGTTATCCATGATTTTAGCTGCCGCTACGAGCATGGCAATCATACCGAAAATACCAGCACCAGCTTTACCGAGACCTTCCCAGCTCATGGATTCTAATACTTTTGCGACTCCAGCTAGTATACTCACAGCTACAGACATGATTATCATTTGCCCAGCAAATTTAGTTATAACTGCACTGGAACTATCCATCATCTTTGCTGCGCCAACCAGCATTGTGATAATTCCCAACATTCCAGCGCCGGCTTTTCCTAATTCTTCCCAACTCATGGTTGAGAGAAGTTTCGCTATTCCGGCCAATATACCTACAGCAATCGACATCAATATCATTTGTCCAGCAAATTTTGTTATAGTTTTATACTCACTGTCCATAATCTTGGCGGCAGAAACAAGGATAGTAACCATCCCAGCTATTCCGGTAAGACCTTTGGCAACTCCATTCCAGTCAAGACCGGCTAATATTTTCATCGATCCAGCTAATATAAGAACAGCTGTCGCTAATCCGACCATTTGAATCGTTTGCGCTATTCTGGCCAAACTTGACACTAGTCCAGATAGATTTAATACGCCACTATTCATCTTACCTATTACACCAAGTGCCGCAACTAATTCCACGAACAGAACAGTTATTGCACCGAGCGATTGAGATAACGAATCGGCATCAATGGTAGAGATAACAAATATTGCAGCGGCCAGAATACCAATTGCCGATGCTATTTTAAGAAGTGTTCCGGCTTTGAGTTGGTCTTGATAAGCTTTGAAACACCCTCGAACATCATCCAATACGCCCTTGATGTTCTCCAATGCTCCTATTCCTTCGTCAAATGCGCCTGTTAAATTCTTGATGAATTTTCCCATGTATACAAGAATACCAGCAAGCAATCCATTGTTTAGCACGTCAAAGAAATCTGTACCGCCAAATGCTTTAGCAATGCCTGTTCCTATCGAGGATATCGCAGTCACTATTCCAGATCCAATTATCTTGGCAATATCGCTTATGGCTTTTGCGAATGCAGAAACTCCGTCAATACCTGCTCCGGTAAAACTCTCTTTTATAGATGTGCCGAAAGCTTTCACTTTATCGATGGCATTTCCAAGAAATCCAACAATCTTGTCGATTGACTTTCCAAATATGTCAGACTCTTTTATTGAATTTCTAATACTTGTCAAAAAGTCTCCGAATGATCCAGTAATGTCAAGCACCCCTCCGCCTATTCCGGTAAGATGACCGATTAATGTCACGGCACCTTTTCCAAGTGAGGTAAGTGCTGTTACACCAATATCCAAAACAGAGAACACACCTTTAAACGTGGATTTTAGTTTCACGGCTGTTGAATCAGATATAATAAGCTTCGCTGTAAAATCTCTAATCTTTTCAGTAAGAGCATAAAGCTGTTCTCCTGTTGCTGGTGGAAATATATCAGTAAAAGCTTCTTTTATCGGCGCTATAACACTACCGACAGCCTTTAACGAATTATATAATGCCTCAATAAGATTCTCTCTTCCGGAAGGTCTTTGCATTTTCATAGCAAATTCTTCAAGATTAATACTTCCATCTTTGACTTTTTCGTTAAGTTCGTTTAAAGCCTTTACTTGCTCCCGGGTGTATCCAGCATTTTCTAATTGCTCAGCAGACATAGCGTTTGTCTTATCTGTAAGATTAGAAATTGCGTCACCCAGATCTTTGGAGCTGAGTTTCCCCTCTTCTAGTGTTTGAGTTAGTACGTCTTGGAAGCTGACATTGTCGTTTATCATGCTGTTAATATCAACGCCATGTGCTTTCGCCACATCAGTAATGGCTTCTTGAAATCCCGCAGTGTCAGATATCCCCTGTTCGCATAGTTGCTTCCAACCAGATGCTAGTCCACCAAGAAGGAGTGAATTTCTGGAATCAGCAGATTTCTGAATCATATCGCCAAACATATTACTCATGTTGGTTAATAATTCTTTCGCTTCTCCAAAATCACCAATTATGATTTCCCAACTTTTTGTCCATCCTGATTGAGCAGCCTCCTTCAAAGTATCAAACAACTGCGTAAATGTTTTAACTTTCGTTGCGGCATCATTTGCGGTTTGCCCCATTTTGATTATTGAGGCTATCTGTTCTTCTGTATAACCCATGGTACGAAGTTGATTCTCGTTTAGATCTCCAGTAAATTTAGACAGAGTCTCCGTTAATATATCAGATGTCAACCATCCCTTTTGGAGTGTTTCTCTAAAGGATCCTTCGCTTTCTATCATATCGTCGATGGCGATACCGTGAACGCGAGCAGTCTCTTTTAAAGAATCCTGAAATACCTGACCACCCATTCCGGCATTCACCACCGAGTTCCAGTCCATCAGTTTGACTGTGCCTGCTGCCAAAGCTTGTGAAAGCTGATACATTGCCGTTGATGCCTGCTGTGAAGTCGAGCCTGATACGGCTGCTAAATTGGCAATACCCTTTATGGCATTTACAGAGGTATTCAGATCGACACCTGCGGCCGTGAACGTACCAATGTTACGAGTCATCTCAGTAAAATTGTAGATGGTCTTATCCGCATACGTATTCAACTCATTCAGAGCAGCGTTAACTTGATCCAGATTCGTACCTTTCGAAGACGTATTTGCTAAAATTGTTTGAACAGCATTTATCTGGGTCTCATACTCCTGAAAACCAGATTTAATTGGGTCTATAGTCAAAGCTGAAACAATTCTTTTACCAGTATTAACTGCAGAATTGGTGATATTAGCGAGAGCGGTTACTGCCATTACTTCTAAAGCCGAGAATTTAGCTCTAACTGTTTCGACGCCATTGCTGAGTGGACTCATGTCGATTTTCTTAGCCGCAGCCCCAATGTTTTCGAATCCTTTAGCCGAATCCGTCAACTTTAAACTTTGTTTTAATTTATCAAGTGTGCTCATGCTGGTTTTGACATTACTTTCGAACTGTTTATTGTCAAATTGCATGGAGACGATTCGTTCGTCTACTGTTTTACTCATAGAATAGTGACCTCCCTCCATGCGTCTTCCACAATTTTGTCAAAAATAGGCTGGATAGCTGGATTGATATAATCTCTTCCTTCTACCCAGCCTCCGGTCCCAGTTCCGTGCCCGTACTGCAAAATAATTGCTATGTTAACGCCTTTGTTAATGTTTGAATTTTTGAATGTTATCGTCGCCGAAGCATTTTGGTGTTTTACCTCGTAGTTCCATGACGCGGCCGTCGTACCACTATCCACGGGAGTTGCAGACGAAAGAGCCGCTACTCCAGCTCTACCGTATTTATCTAAAACGCCAACTTTTGCTGCCTCTTTAAGCTTCTCCAAATAACGAGTTAACTTCGCAAAGTCCCCTCTTTGTGTGAATGTTATCATATCAATTACCCCGTTGTGTTTAGCCGTGCTCTTCTTTCCGCATTTAAAGTGTCGTTCTGACTCATGATGTCTTTTTGACTTCGTTTCTGTTTCGGTGCATTCTTGCGATTACATACCTCGATTAAGTTTAAAAGGCGTTTTAAGTGCCATTTTTCACACTCAAACGGTATGCCTAATGTCACCATAGAATAGTAGATGATTTCCGCAGTTATGAATTCCGTACTATGGCCGCCGCCATTTGCCTTAGAGAAGACAGTCGCTGTCATCGGATCCGCTATATATGCATCAATATCTTTTATGTTTTCACTGGTCAGAAAATTGTATATCTCTGGATCAACGTTTTGATTAAGTGTCATACATTTAAGATAATAGATTTTCTCTTCTGGCGTTTTTTGTTCTTTTCCAAAAAAAGGTTTATGCCATTTCGATTCCCATTTTGAAAGGGAGACGAGCGAATGTTCGAATCGTAGCGTCTGCTCTTTCACATAGACAAATTCTTGTTTTTGATCATCCCAATGTTCGGACAATATCGTGATTGGAATCATTGTTGCGTCACTCCCCGCTGATTTCTATACTAATTTGCTACCGGAGCTAGCGCAGGTTTAGCAGAACTCGAATCTGCTGGAATGACTCCGTTAATAAATTTAGAAGCCTCCTCTGCATTCGTGGCAAGCTCCATGAACAATATTGAATATGCCTCGGTTTGCGAAAACGCAGTGGACAGTTCCTCTGATTTAATGATTCGTCTTCCGTCCTGACTTTTCTCACCGTAAGTCTTCAAGACAAAGTCTTTGAATATTTTTACGAGGGTTGGAGTATCCTTAGCGTCAATGACACGCTGAATAGATCCAGATAATCCGCCATCGACTCCTGTTTCCATCTCAATAACCTCTGCTTTGGATAAATTAAAATAGAAGTTTTCGGTTCTTTCGGTACCGTTGTAATCTGTGTATGTGATAGTTTTCTTTAACATATTTTCTCCTTTCATTTTCAAAAACAAAAGACCCCACCGTTTCAGTAGAGTCTTACAAATTTCATTATGTTACGATTGTGCCATAAGAGTTGCAACTTCATCAGGGAGTGGCAATCTTGCGTCTGTCTCCGCTGCACCAATTAATAGTGCTTCCAATGCTGCTAACTTTGTTGCATCTACTTTTGTCGAATCAATTTCAACAGATGCGGTTGGTTTGAAACCTGCTACCGACACTGGTGTTGTCGTCAATTCCCATGATAACGTAGCGGCATCCGGACTATCGTTAACGGACGCATATGCCCTTTCGGTAGGCGCTGCCGAAGCACCGTATATGAGGTGTAATTTATAACCATGGTCAACTCCATCTGTGTCGTTTCCAAGTTTTGTCTTATATGCGAGACCAAATGACGCACGTGCTTGTTGCCCGATCATTACACCCCCGGCAATCTCAGCTGAGCCGTCGCATTTCGCAAACTCGTCTGGATAT